TATAGACTAGGTTGGAAGACTTCATATTATCAAAATACATATGACGCCAAAAAAGATATAGATGAACCTGCTCATCCGGCAGGATTTAATGATAATGTACCTGAAGAAAATACTAACACAGAGGAGAACGAGGCTTGTGAGTCTTGTGCGATATAATGTTTTTATGTGCTAACTTACCACACGTTGAAGTTTTTGTAAAGAAAGAATATCTTTATGATTTAGAAAAAGGTCATGGCGAACTTGTAGAAGGTATATGGGTTACTGTAAAATCTATTCAAGGCAAAGCCTTATATTTTGAAACATATCTACCTGAATATGGTGCTGTATTTGACAAATTACCTTTATCAGCATTTGTTTGGAAAAAAGATTTTGATGGCGAACAATCTTTAGAAGATTTAGAATTATGGGATGCCTTTAGTTACCATATATCTGTGATAGAAAAAAGATTATTAAAAGGACAAAAAGCAAAATACTTTACACCTAGTAGAACATGGCAAGAAGGAACTTACATGTTTACTATAGACAGTTGTAGTCCAGATAGTAACTTATTAAACACTTCGTTTAGTGAGTTGCCGACACAACACAAGTCTTTTAACATACTAAAGTTAGATAACGGCTATTTTGCCGCTCAACCTAATAATAGAATGTTGATATTAGATAAATCATATACACCTAAGACATTAAAGTTTCCTGATTTTAAAGTTTCTTCAATAGAATATTCTGTAGAAGATAAATCAAAAGCAACATTTGGTGACGAAACAGAATTTTTTTATGGTGTAAAAGATGAAAAATAGTTTACTTTTACATAAGCATTTAATAGTACGTGCTGAAGTTAATAATCCACCAAAAGATGTTGATAAGTTAACAGTTTGGTTAAAAGATTTCATTGATTCTATTAATATGAAAATTATGTTAGGTCCGTATGTGGCTTATTGTAATAACGAGGGTAATAGAGGCATAACAGGTATAGCAGTTATAGAAACAAGTCATATTGCTATACATGTATGGGACGAACCATCACCAGCTTTAGTACAACTTGATGTATACAGTTGTGCTGACTTCGATCCATATAAGATTGCTGATAAAGTAAAAGAAGATTTTGATGTAGTAAAAATAGATTATAAATTTTTAAACAGAGAAACGGGACTAAAACCTATAAGAATGAAAAAGGATAAGTAATACAAATGGCAAAATCAGTATTAAACAAAGATAAAGGCTTAGACTTCACAAAACAACCTATGTTTTTTGGTGAAGATTTACAAATACAAAGATATGATACAATGAAGTATCCTATATTTGACAAGTTAGCACAACAACAGTTAGGTTATTTTTGGAGACCTGAAGAAGTATCTTTACAGAAAGATAGAAACGATTATCAAACTTTATCTGAACAACAAAAGTTTATCTTTACATCTAATCTAAAGTATCAAACAATGTTAGACAGTGTACAAGGTAGAGGACCATGTTTGGCATTTTTACCATTTGTATCTTTACCTGAACTAGAGGGTGCCATTGTAGCATGGGACTTTATGGAAACAATTCATAGTAGAAGTTACACTTATATTATAAAAAATTTATATTCTGATCCTAGTGAATTATTTGATACAATTATAAAAGATGATAAGATAGAAAAAAGAGCTAAAACAATTACTGAAACTTATGATGATATGATCAATACAGGTTATCAATGGACACTTGATAAGAAAAAAGTTGATATGTATGAATTAAAAAAGAAACTTTATAAGACAATGGTAACAGTAAACATATTAGAGGGTCTAAGATTCTATGTATCATTTGCTTGTTCATTTGGTTTTGGTGAATTAAAACTATTAGAAGGTTCTGCTAAAATTATTTCATTTATTGCTAGAGATGAAAGTCAACACTTGGCAATGTCACAAACAATTATTAATAATTGGCGTGAGAGAGAAAATGATAAAGATATGACTAAAATTATCAAAGAATGTGAAAAAGAAGTTTACTCAATGTATGATGAGGCATTACAAGAAGAAAAACGTTGGGCAACATACTTGTTTAGTAAGGGTTCTATGATAGGTCTATCAGAAAAACTATTACATCAATTTGTAGAGTATATGGCTAATAGAAGAATGAAAGCTATTGGTTTAACGCCTGTGTACGACCAAAAGACTAATCCACTGCCTTGGATAGATCATTGGTTAAATAGTCGTTCATTACAAAACGCACCACAAGAAACTGAAATAGAATCGTATGTAATTGGTGGTATCAAACAAGATGTTAAAAAAGATCAATTTAAGAAGTTTAAACTATAATGATAGAAAAGAGACCTAAAACTTGTTCTGGTTGTGAAACTAAATATACTGTAGAATGGGATATCGAGGTACAAGACCTTGAACCATTAAATTGTCCGTTTTGTGGACATGAAGTTGAGGAAGTCGGTATAGAAGATGAAGAAGCAATCTGGACAAACGAGTCCGAAGACGATAGTTGGAATTGATTATAGTTTAACAAGTCCTGCTATTTGTATAGCAGATGAAAGTTTTGAATTTGATAAATGTCATTTTTATTACTTAACTAATAAAAAGAAACATGTTGGTAAAATGTATAAAAATATACAAGGTGATGAACATAAAGAATATAATAGTCCGATTGAGAGATTAAAAAATATATCTGATTGGGCAGTCAATAAAATTAATACCCTAGAAAATTTAAAAACTGATATGTCTATCTTTATAGAAGGATATTCTTATGGCTCAAAAGGTCAGGCAGTTTTTCAAATAGCAGAGAACGGTGGTATTCTTAAATACAGATTAGAACAACTTAAATTAAATTATGACATTATAGTTCCTAGTGTAGTTAAAAAAATGGCAACAGGAAAAGGTAACGCAGACAAAGAGATGATGTATGAACAGTTTACAAAAGATAATAAGATAGATTTAAAAAAAGAATTTGATATGGGCAAATTAAATAATCCTGTAACAGATATTGTAGACAGTTATTATATAGCAAAAGGTGGAATTGAATTAAACGATAAGTAATTATGAGAGTATTGAGATCAATAAAAAAGTGTAAAACACCTATAGAGGTAATTGAATTTGATGTAAATGAATTAATGTTAATTCCTAATCAGAAATGGATACAAAAAAGATATCCTAATTTCAAAGATAGTGCCGAAAAAGTAGGTATGATTTGGCCTATTATAGTCACTGACAGAGAACATTATTGGCAACACGAAAAGAACTGGCCGAAAGATGTAAACGGAAACTATATAGAGGGCAAAATGGTTCACACTGGTAATAAGAGAGTTATGTGGGCAAAAGAAAATGGTTACACACATATTGAAGGTTATTTTGTATCTGGTTTAGATGAAAAGAATAAAATAGTAAAACAAACATTTATTCATAAGACACAATTTCCTAAAAGTTTACCACAATTTTTTGAGGTGTATAAAAAATGATTTTATATTGTGCCGCTGATAATAACTATTTTGATTACTATTTTGATTTGTGGAATAAACAAACAAAAAAAATATATTCTGATTTAAAAAGACATATTGTATTATACAATCCTACAAAAGAACAAATACAGAAATGTATAGATAACGATATTGATTACAATGATATAACACTTAATTTTCCTAAAAATCCTATAAGAAAACATTTTTACTTATTACGTTGGTTGTTTTTACCTATAAAATATAAAGAAAATATTTTAGAAACACAAATAAATTGTTTACCATTAAAAAGATTTGATTATCCTAAAGTGTTAAAAGTAGAACAATGGAGAATACAAAGACCAAAAAGAGGAGTATTAGGTGGTGTATCAGCAGCAATATTTACACCTCATTCAGCAAGACAAGTTATAAATCAAGCAAAACATATGATACCTAATCCGCCAGAAAATGACCATGAAATGAATATGTGGCAAATTAATAATTTATCACAACACCAAGAAAAATTAGAACATCAAATAAGAGGTGAAGAATCACTACCTGAACATGCTTACTGGATAACTGCTAGAACAGCACAAGTATGGACACATGAACAAAAGATAAAAGCATTAGAAAGGTTTTGTAAATGAAATTAACAGTAATATTACCATCAGCAGGAAAAGGTACTAGATTAAATCTACCTTATCCCAAAGAAATTTTAAGATTAGATAACGATAATGCTTTAATTGATAATTGTTTTAACTTCTTCAAAGATTATGGCAGAAACCAAGTCGAGTTTGTTGTAGTCATAAATGAAGATAAAACTGATTTAATTAAATACTTAGCAAAGTATAAAGATAGATTTAATATATCATTTGTATTTCAAAATCCTAATGAGAAAGAATATACAGGTGCTATAAAAAGTGCTAATCATATATTTGGTGAACACAATCTAGTATTATTACCAGACACATTAATGAAATTACAACCTGGTAAAGACTTGTATACATTAGTAACAGAGGCATTAACAGAAACCGGATTTAGTTTTTTAATTAAAAAAGAAAACAATAAAGATATTTTAAAAACTAAAGGTGCTTTATATGTTAATAATGAAGGCAATGTTGTAGAGTATGAAGATAAACCTACAGACAAAGTAGATATGTATAACGCATTTTGGTGTGCCTTTGCTTTTAGAAAAAGAAACTTTTATGAATGTATAAATTTTATGGAGAAGTCTACTCTAAAACAAAAACACTCACAAAATGAAA